GATATTTTCAGAAAATGGAATAGAAGAAAAAATATATAAAAGCGTACTTAATAAAAAAGATTATACACTTTCAGTATTTAAAAAAGATTATGGCATTACAAAAAAAGATTTCTGATTTTATGACAAATGAAGGTTTTTTAGTCTTAAAAATAATTAGACTAAATAAAACTGGTTATCCTGATTTACTTTGCATAAAAGAAAATTATAAAAATATTTGGATTGAAATAAAAGAAAAAAAAGACACATTAAAACCATTGCAAATTGAACGTATAAATGAATTAAACGAAATTGGTAATATAGCAATATGTTTGAAATGTGAAAATATAATATACCCTTTTCAATCTTCATTCCACCAATGGTATTTAGAAACTTTTAAAAAATAGAAAAATGAAATACGAAGAAATAATACAAATTTACAAAGATTATGAAATGCTGATTATCAAAGCATTTGAGAAAAAACAAGGCTATGAATTTACTGGATATTTAGCGAACGGTACATGGATAAGTTTTTCAGACTATTATAGTTTTACGATTGATGATATTATACAAGATTTACAAACTAAACAAAAGAAAGGTTTTATTTTTAAGTGGTTCGATGAAACTATTGAAAATTATGATTATCAAAGAATAAGCTATAATTCTTACATAATGGGTTTGAGGTTCAATAAAAATATTTCAAAATAAATTGAAAAAACATTTGGTAGTATCAATTATTGTATTATCTTTGTGGAAAATAAAGAAAAAATGAAAAAACTATTAAGTACAACGGAGTTTGTATTGGCTGAATTTGATAAACTAAAAAAAGGTTTTGAGCCTAATTATGCAGAAATTTACAACCACGCTAACCTCATGCAACAAAAACCAACTTTAGGTCATTTTGTGCCGTGTGATGAAGATGGGAATGTGTTAAGAGAGCCTAAAAATTGTTTATTAAAAAATTGCCCAAGTATTACTTGTACAAAATATAGAAAAGCCGAAAACCGAATTTTATTTGATGGGTGGACTTTATTATGGCAAAGTGATAGTAATGACGATTTTGTTATTACTGAAAAAAATAATAATCAATTACAATTTAGGATTTGGAGAGATAATGAAGTGTCGATTAATGGCACTATAATCAACACCATCGAAGACCTCGTAAAATTTAACTTAACACTAAAATAGAAATTATGAACACTAAAAAACAAGAAGCAATAAAAAACGCTTATTTAGAATTTATAAGCGAAGAAAGATTTAATGAAATTGAAAGTAAAATATCAAATGATGGGTGGATTCACTACGATTATTTACATGAGGTAATATATATCAAAGATTTATTTGACAATGATATTGATTATTATCGACCAAAACAATTACAAGGCATAGAAGATAACAACGGATGGATTTCAATGTTATTCAAAGAACCACCATATCCTGAACATGATGTTGAATATTGGATAATTACCAATGGAATTATGTTAAAATGTAAATGGAATATGGTAAGAAAAGAATTTATTAATGTACATGGATTGCAAGAAAATGTCACTCATTGGCAACCAATTATAAAACCATTAAAACCACTATACTAACATGAACAACGAAACTTTAGAAATATTTGCAAAACATGGATTTACTTTTGATGTTGAAGTAGCAAAAGACTTCAATAAAGCATTAATCGAAATGTGCGAACTGCAAAAGAAACATGATATAAAAATAGTTAGCGAAGTTTCTGCAAATGCTGAATGGGAATTAATTAATAATGCTAAAAACATAGCTGAATAATTATGAAAAAACTATTTGATTTTATAATACAAATTGTAGTAGTATCGATATTTATATTATTATGTAATTTCTTAATTTCAAAAGGATATACTTTTATTGGCTATTTCTTACTTTCTTTGCCTATTCACTTTTTTTATATATTTTTAAAAAATAAACACTAAATTTGCGTTATGTCGGATATTCAAAAAAATACTATTTTAGATGAAACAACATGGAAAAGTAAAAAAGAAAAGTTGTACATAAAATCTATGGTTTTAGAACATAAAGATTTTTATTCAATGATGATAGATGATGTTGTAGTAACTGAAGAGCAAAAAATAGACAATTCAATAAAAATATATTTATTTGAAGAGTATTTAAATAAAAATAAAAAATCAAACAAACTTGAATGGATTGATAAATATTTACAATGCAAAAACATTTATCAATCTACATTAATAAATAAAGAATATACAAATGGATATTATGTTTATGCTTTAATAGACCACACAAATGGAGAAATATTTTATATAGGTAAGGGTAAAGGCAACAGATTATATCAACACGAAAAAGAGCAAAATGAAACCGAAAAAATAAAAAGAATTAATAAAATTGGTTCAGACAATATTCATTATTGGCTTATTGACAATAATTTAGAAAATGGTATGGCTTTAAGTTTAGAAAGCTATTTAATTAATAAACTGCCAAAATTAACTAATATTTTAATCCCAGATATTACTTTTGAATATTGTATTTATTTAGATTACTTAACTTTAATAAATGAAAAAATAATAAATGAACAATCCACAAAGTAGACAAGATTGGATTTTTGATTTGTTAAAAACTGAACAAATTAGCTTTAGTGATTGCTTTAGTAGATATTTAGTAAACTTTAGCAAAAGCGAAGTTACATTCAGTAAGGATTGGAATATAGCTAATGAGCGTTATTTAGAATATAGAAATAGGCTAAATAAACAAAAAGAAGATACAAGTATAGCTTTTGAGGTTGAAGCGATAAAACAAGGCTTAAAATCGAAAATACAACGTACCATAGAAAAACAACAAGATGTTGACAGATTGAGAGAAAGTGTAAAAAACGGATTTACAGAAGATTTTTATATCTCAAATGGTGAACACGTTTTGTATCAACGCCCATTAACTGAAACTGAAAAGGCTAATATACTAAAACGAGCTACTGAAATAGAAGATTCAATAAGCAAAATCGAAGGTGATTACGCACCGACTAAAACAGCAAACACTAACTCACAAGGCGAAGACGTAGCCACAACACCTCCGAATATTAACGTATATAATGTGCCAGTCCCTTTGGCAAATAGCGAATTAGAAGCAGATGTATAATTTTGACGTATCTCCAGTATATTATGCAAATTATGAAGCTACTGAACAAGTAGTTATCAATCAAGGTGGAACAGATTCGGGAAAGACGTATGCTATTATGCAACTATTGTTTACCATAGCCACAACAACCATAGCACCAAAAGCAGATCCTATTATAACAGTTGTTGGTGAAAGTGTACCAAACTTAAAGAAGGGAGCATACAGAGTAGCTAAAAATATTTATAATTCAAATGAAGGATTAAAAAAGTATATCAAAAATTGGAACGAAACCGATAGAATGATATATTTTAAAAGTGGTTGGATTATTGAATTTACAAGCTACGAAAATGAACAATCAGCAAAGCAAGGAAAAAGGCAATACTCTTTTTTTAATGAAGCGAATGGCATTACATGGCAGATATTTTGGCAAGTATCAAAGAGGACAAGGATAAGAACTTTTATTGATTACAATCCGAGTGCTCCATTTTGGGCGCATGATAAGTTAATAGGAACAAACAAAGAAACTAACGACATAGGTGCAGACGTTAAACTAATTATTTCAGACCATAGACACAACCCTTTTTTATCAGCAGACGAACATAGACGAACCGAAAGTATTAAGGATAAAGACCTTTGGAGAGTTTACGCAAGAGGGTTAACAGGAAATTTAGAAGGTATAATCTACAATGATTGGCAAATGATTGATTATAATGACTTTCCACATGACAGCGATTTTATAGGAGGATTAGATTTTGGATATACCAACGACCCAACGGCAGGAGTAAAAATAGCTAAAATAGGAGAAAGCATATTTGTACATGAATTGTGTTATACGCCAGGCATTGCACCAATACAAATGAAACAAATATTTGAGGCTAATGGGTTTAAGTCAAACACTCCGATATATTGCGACCATGACCCAGACCAAATAAGCCAACTTAGAAGATTAGGTTTAACAAATTGCGCTCCAGCAAAGAAAGGACAAGGTTCTATAAATGCAGGAATTATCAGACTAAAAGAATTTAAAGTATTTTACACATCAAATTCATTAAATTTGCATGAAGAACGTAAAAAATATATGTGGGCAAAAGATAATAAGACAGGGCAAAGCACTAACACACCTATTGATACTTTTAACCACTTAATGGATTCGATTAGATACGGAGTTTATACTCATTATTTTAAATAAATAAAAAAAATCTTTGCATTTGTAAAAAAACATTATATTTGCATTAGTTATCGTTAAAACTGCCTTATCTCGTTAATTAGCGTAGTAATTACAGCCAAGAGGGAATAGGGTTTAAAATGAATAGTTTTGAACATAAAACAAGTAATAGGTAGTAGTTTAGTTAAGTTAGGTAATACACTAACTAACAAATCTATTAGTACACTAAATTCGCCAAATGAGTATTTCTATGAATTGGCAAATGGATTTAATAATGGTTATCAATATTCAAATCAAGCTGTTAAATTAGCATTTGAAAGATGTCATATTTTACCGACAATTATCAACAAAAAGAATTATGCTTTTAATAATGGCAAAGTAAGTTTATTAAATTCTAAAGGAGATGAGATAGTAAGTAATCGATTATTAAAACTTTACAACCAGCCAAATCCATTACAAACAGGGAAACAACATTTAAGCCAAATATATGCTTTAACTCAATTATATGGATTATGTGTAGTTTTAGTAGTAAAACCTTTTAAAAATATTGTTGGTAGAATGTATATACTACCTAACAATTATTTGACTATTTCATACAAACAAGAATCATTTATCAATGCTGAAACTATTTCAGACTTAATCGAATCTGTTACTTTCACTTTTAACGGGGAAACTACTATTTTAAACAAAGAAGATTTGTATTTCTATACAGATAATTCAATTGGTATAGATAGTCCATTATTCCCACAGCCAAGAATAGCAACTTTATCAGTGCCTATTTCAAACATTATTGGTAGTTTGGAAAGTAGAAATACTTTAATAAATTCAAGAGGTGCATTGGGTATATTGTCAAATGACGGCAAAGATAGTATTGGAACTATGCCGTTAGATGGCGAACAAAAAAAACTACTTCAAGAAGATTATCAAAAATATGGTTTAAGTAAAAACCAATGGCAAATTATAATTACATCAATGTCTTTGAAATGGCAACAAATGGCTATGCCTATTAGAGATTTGATGTTATTTGAGAATGAAAAAGCAGATATTGGTATAATTTGCGATGCTTTTGGAATTAAAGCAGAATTGTTTAGTAATCCAACAGGTGCAACATTTGACAATCAAACAAACTACGAAAAGCAATTATACACAAATTCAATTATCCCAGATGCTGAAAACTTATTTTTTCAATATAACGATTGTACGTTAGCTTTTGATAATGGTTATAAATTCAATGTTGATTATTCTCATTTGCCTATCTTACAGGAAGACATGAAGGCTTTGGCAGAAGTGAGGGCAAAAGATACAAGGAGCGTTATAACTATGTTTAAAAACAATCTAATAAGCTATAACAGAGCAGTATCAATTTTAGGAGAAACGGAAATAAATAAAGAATTTAACAATAAGTTTTGGAGTAATTTAACTCAAGAACAAAGAATTTTGTTCGATGACATTGGGGCAACTATAAACGGAGTAACATAATGAAACAACTAACACAAAAAGAAATAGAGGAAATAAAATCAATTAAAGATAAGCAAATTAAAGGAGCTAAATTAATTAAAAAATGAACTATACAATAAAACAATTCCCAAATAAGTCATTTACAGATAAAATGGACATGGTTATTTTCATGGAAAAAAACTTGGAAGAGTTAATGGCTATTAAAAAAAGCGAATATAAAACAAAGTCCGAAGTTCATTTAAAAAGTGAAATAGTAGAAAAAGAATTTAATCCGACTATTGAAAAAATAACAAGCGATTTTATAGAAGTAAAAGCCATAATAAATACTACAAATGTAATTGATAGTCACATGGATTTGCACGATTACTCTATTTGGAATAAGACTGTAAAAGATAATAAATATAGCTATCATTTAAAACAACATGAAGCAATTTTTGAAAGTGTTTTATCAAATAAAGCATTAAACACAAATGAGCAAATGAACTTTAAAGATTTAGGGTTAAATATTGATTTCAAAACTACTGCAAACTTAAACACTTTTGTATTATCTAAAAAAAGTCAAGATTTAATGTTTAATAAATATGCAAACGGAGAAGTAAAAGAACATTCAGTAGGCATGATTTATGTTGACTTAGAATTAGCATATTATGACGAAAGAAACCAAAAAAACATGGATTTTTTCGAGAAAGTTAAATCAATGGCAATTAACCCAGAAGTAGCAGACGAATTTGGTTATGTTTGGTTAGTTAAAGAAGCTAAAAAAAGAGAAGGTAGCGCAGTTGTATTTGGAAGTAATTCAATAACTCCTACATTATACGTTAAAAATTATGAGCCGTCTAATGGCACTCATTCTACAATAAAAACCGAGCCGAAGCAATTCACTCAAGATTATTCAAAAGTAAAATTTATTTAAAAACATTTAAAAACAAAAACAAAATGGCAAAAATTACAGATGCTCAATTTGAAGAGCAAATCAAGAGCTACGACGAAGAACAAAAATCATTACTTCGTAACGTAAGAGAACAAGTTAAAGGACTTGAAACATCATTAAGTGCAGAATTTAAAACAGCACAAGAAGTTGAAACAGCATTAGAAGCGTTAAAAACTCAATATGCAAGTAACGAAGCGTTCAAAGAATTGCAAGAGCAATTAATGGAAACAGCTACAAAAGTAGCCAACATGAAAAACAAAGGTTCACAACGTGAGGTTACATTTAAACAAGCGTTAGGAGAATTAATTTCAGAAAATGCAGACGCTATTAAAAGTGCTTTCAAATCAAATTCAAATGTTGAGTTAGATTTAACTACAAAAGCAGTAGGAACAATTACAACAGCAAATGCAACAACTGAAGGTACAATCCCAGAGTACAACCAAGCAATGCCAAGTAATGCAAATATGCGCGACTTAAATGTTTTGGGTTTATGTACTACTTTCAATACAAATCAAGCTTCGTTTCCTTATACTGAAACAAAACCAAAAGACGGAGATTTCGCATTCCAAACTGAGGGAAGTGCAAAAGCTCAAATTGATTTCGTAGTTGAAACAAGATATGCAGTTCCAAAAACTTTAGCAGCATGGGAAAAATTAACACAACAATCAGTTGAGGATATTCCATTCATGCAATCAGTTGCTACGGATTTATTGTTAAGAAAACACAACTTAAAGAAAAACAAAGCTTTAATTACTGACACAATCGCTTTAGCTACTGCGTTTTCTGCAGGAGATTTAGCGTCAACAGTTGCAACTCCAACAATAATGGACGCAATAAATGCTTGTATTACTAAAATCTATACAACAGCTAACTATACAGACGAAATGCCATACATGGCTAATGTAGTTATGATTAATCCAGTTGATTTCTTTATTGAATTTGTAAGCAAAAAAGATGGACAAGGTTTACCATTATATCCAACAGCTTCATTATTCAACCAAGTTGTTATTGGTGGGGTTATTATCATTCCAGAATTATCAATTACAGTAGGTAATATTTTAGTTGCTGATATGTCAAGAATGAATGTATCAAATTACAAACCATATACTGTAAAAATTGGTTGGGTAAATGATGATTTCGTAAAAAATCAATTTGTAATTTTAGGGGAGAGCCGTTATCATTCTTTTGTAAAAGAATTGGATAAAATAGCTTTCATTTATGATGCAATTGCAGACATTAAAACAGCTATTGAAATTTAATTTTAAAGTAAATTACAATGAAAGTTAAAATCGTAACAACTAATAAAGCACCTCATCACAAAGCGAATGAGACAATTGAAGTACAACCGTATTTAGCAGAAAAAATGCTAAGTAGAGGTTGGGCAATTGACCCGAATAAGCCTAAAGAAGAAGCTAAAAAAGTTGCAAAAGAACCTAAAACGGATAAGTAACAATGTTTCAATTTATCAATAATTCATACTTTGACAAGGTTTCACTATCATTGCCGAATACAGACCCCTCAAAAGGCGAGGGGGCTGTATTAAGGCAGTTTATTTTAGACGAACAAGTAAGTTATTTAGAAATATTATTAGGCAATAAAATGGCTTATGACTTTATTTCTGGAATATCTTCAGTCACAGACACTACACCAACTGCTGACGCTAAATGGTTGAATTTATTATTTGGTAAGAAGATTTTGAATGGAGAAATGGTTGAAGGTTGGTTAGGCTTTTCTAATCATCATGTTTATAGTGTAAACGTAGGGAGTGAAAGACGAATTAGTCCTTATGCTAACTACATATATTGTAAATGGGTTGAACAAAAATATACAACTACAATGGGGCAAGGCGAAGCATTAGCAAAGCATGAAAATAGCGTAAATGCTACATCATACCAAAAGCTAATGAAAGCTAATAATGAGATGGTTGATTTACATTATAAAATGCACAATTTTATCATTTCAAATATTGCCGATTATCCAGACTATATAGGCATAGAATATCCACCCGTTACAGATGTAAGTTTGATAACAAATAGTAATCAATATTTATTCATTAAACAAAATAGTTTATCTATCTAATGGCAATTGCAATCCCTTTATTATTTCAAAATATAGTTACAAAAGTAGCTGAATCATTAGATACTAATGTTTATTATAGACATGGTACATGGTTGGAACTTATGCGACAATTAAATGAAACAAAAAGCGCAACTGCTGAAATTAAAAATAATGTTTATCCTCTTATCATGTTAATACATGAATTTGAGGAAACAAAACGAAACGGAATATTAACAGCAAAACTTGATTTTGTCATAGTTACGCCAAGCATTCCAACTGATTATTTTTATGAAAGATATACTAAAAACTATTTGCCTACATTATACCCAATTTATGAAACATTTATAAACGAGGTTGAAAATTCCAGTTACTTTTTAGGTGACGCAGAAAAGGGATTTAATCATACAAAAATAGATGCTTTAAATATGGGAGTTATTGATAATAGTGGAAATGTAGCGTATAAACTGCCCGATTATTTAGACGGCTTAGTAATCAAAGGTTTAGAATTAACGATAAATGAAACGATTTGTAATTTAGAAAGAAACACATTAATTAATTAAAAAAAAACAATATAAAAAATGTCAAACATTATTTTAAATATGTTGAATTGTAACTCAACATTAGGCAATACAGGAATGCAAAATTGCCCATTTGACCCTAAAGAGTTAAGTGGGTTAGTATTTGTACCAGCAGGAACAGAGATTACACCAGCACAACAAATTGTATTACAAACTACAATTTTAGCAGGGATTAACAATGACAATCCGTTATTACGTTGGTATCCGTTCCAGACTATTTGGGAATTAGAAGATAATTCAACAGATAGCCAAACAGAAACTTCAAACTACGGAGGTACTAACTATTTAGCAGACGGTAAACCAGCGTTTAAATTCTTACATAAGCACGGAGTTACAATGAATAAATTGTATCGTAAAGCTTTCCATTTACAACAAAATCGTTATGATGTGTTTATGATGGATAAGAAAACAAAAACGTTAATAGGTTACAGCGATGGTAGTGGTAATTTAAGAGGTTTCGATTTAGAAATGTTATCAATAGAAACATGGAAAGCACCTCAAGGTACTGCAAATACATCAATGTATTCAATTTCTATTGCTTTAGCAGATGCAACACAATGGAATGACGACATAAGTGCATTAGAATTACCAAGTACATTAAATGTTAATCAAATTGTAGGATTAAGACAAGTTTATTTAAACAATGCTACTACTGCATTTGATACAGGAGTTGCAACTATTCAAGTTTTAGGTTCAACAACTAATTTGTATGATACATATAGTGCTGATTTGATTGATACTTCTATTTGGTCAGCTACTAACAGCGCAGGTGCAAACATTCCAATTACATCAATAACTGCCGATGCAGGATTAAAAGGAGTTGAAATTACTTTAAACGTTGCAAGTGGAAATTATCCAGCAACAGCAGGAGGAGTTATAATTGTAAACTTTGGTTCAGTATCTGATTTGATTGCAAACAATATGCCACAAATTTCAGAAGCTACTTTAATTACTTCACGTTCTTAATTTTAGAATTATGAAAGATATTAAAATTGAAGGTATTGCTTGTTTTGGGTATGAAAGTATCAAAACATCTAAAACTCTAAAAGATTGGTTGTCAAAAACTGAAAGAGTATTAACTCATTTAGAAACAAGAGAGCAAATTTTAGAAGACGTTTTTTACATGGTACATCCTCGAAAAAAACAAGTAATAGAACCAAAAGAAGAAGTAAAAGAATAAAAAAATATGAAGGGAGCGTAAAAACTCCCTTTATTTTTAAACTTAATAAATGCCAACAATTAACGACATATACAAAAAGTGGGATAAATTAAACTTTGATGAAGTTGTTGAAAAAACATTTTATGAAAGTGAAAGTGATATTGTAGATATACAAGCACAACAAATGCAAGATGGTAAAGGTAAAGACGGCAATTTTTTACAACACGTTAATTCTAAAAAATATACAGGAGTTTATAAGTCATTGACAAACGAAATAGCTACAAAAGAAATGCCTATTTTACCAAAAGTTACAGGCGATTTATATAATTTCGGTTGGACTGGTTCGTTTTTATCAAATCTACAAATTAAACTTTCACGAAATGAAATATCAATATTTTCAACAGGAACAGGAAGTGGAGATAAACAAGCGTTTTTTGATGGGTTTAAAACATTATTTGGCTTAAATTCTGAAAGTAGAACCGAGTTAATAGAGAATAGAGGATTTCAAAATAAATTAGTAAAAAATATCAATAATGAAGTTTGATTTTGTTAGTTGTATAAAATGTAAGGCAAAGCAAGAATTATTAAAAAATAAACAAAATACTTTGCGTAAATTTGCAAAAGAAAGGGCATTGAATGAAAATAAAAACTATTGCATATACTTTGATACAGAAGACATTGAACTTCGTATTACGACGCTCGAAAGTGCCACAGAAAGAGAGTATAGTATTGTCGAAATTATATCAAGATTTAACACTACCTTTTAAAGATTATATTGATATAGTTGTAAATAATGACTTATCAAAATTAATTATTGAAGGCACACCAACAACCGAAGAATTAAACGAAGCATGGCAAACAATCAATGAATTATACATTGACGCTATTGCTGATTTAGATACAAAAATAAGAATTGAAGACGCTAAAGAAATAGCATATTTAGAAGGACGTATAAATTTAGCTGAAATAATCATAAAGCAATTACGATTAAATTATACTGATGAATTAGCTTTAAGTTTAAGTGAATTTGGTTATCCAATAATGCTACCAACTAAAGAAAACTTTGAAAAGTTTGTTATACAATTTAGAGGGTATTTAAAAGCTGATTTATTGACATTAGAGGAGAAGATAAAGGAACAACCAAAAGAAAAAAAAGGCGAAAATCCGACTAAACAATATTTTGAAAAAGTAGTAGTTGCAATCGAATTAACCTTTAAATTTAGCATTAATATAGAACAAATTACCACAGGCAAATATTGTGAATATGTTAGTAGTTATAATGATTATTGTAAAAAATTAAAAGATAAAGTAAAATGATGTTATTGATAGGTTTTATTATTGGTTTTGTAGTGTGTTTAATGTTTATTTCATTGATGAATTTTGCAGTTAAACTAAGAATACAAAAAGGCGAAAAATTAGTAAATTACGGAGATGAATTGCTAAAAACAAAGTTTAAATTACAACAACAATTAAACGATTTACAAAATGGCTGATAAAATAACCGAAATAGTAGGACAGGAAGCCTACGCCCAGATTGATAGGCTTAAAAATGATATGAAGGAATTGCAACTACAATTTGAAAGTAGTGCAAAAGTAGCTGTATTGATGAATAGCGCATTATCTTCTACAAAAGGCATTAAAGACGTTTCTAATGCTATTAAACAGCAATCTAATGAGTTAACAAATATTCAAAAGTTACAACAAAGATTTATACATCAAACTACCGAAACTGCAAGAGTAGAAGCCGAATTAAAACTTGAAATTCAACGTCTTACAATGGCTAATAAAGACTTTGTAAAAGGTCAACAAGCTAAGGAAGGAAGTATAAATTCAATGAGATTGCAGTTAAAATCTTTGCAAATGCAATATGATAGCATGGCAAAAGCTGAAAGAGATGCAAGTAAAGGAACTGAATTAATTAAACATTTGCAATCCGTAGATAGTGAGTTAAAAAAGTTAGAAGCAGGGAGTGGAAGATTTCAAAGAAATGTAGGTAACTATGCAAGTGGTTTTAATCCGTTATCAAATGCAATAGGTCAAATTTCGAGAGAGTTGCCTAATTTTGGACAATCTTTACAAGTTGGAGTATTATCATTAACAAATAATATTGGAGCGTTACAAGATGCCGTAAAAGGTATTAATGCACAAAATAAGATACTTAAAAGCGAAGGCAAAGCAACTACAAGCGCATTAAGTCAAATAGCAAAATCTTTTTTCGGTTGGAATACTTTACTTTATGTTGCAATTGGTTTATTTAGTGCCTATTCTAAAGAAATAGGGGAGTTTGTAAGTAATTTG